GACCCATGATCATGCAGGTGGTTGATATAATAAAGAACAATCCAGAGATTGTTGAAACCCTTAAGGGTTTAATTGGCGGAGCCACCCCCGCCGCCGGTGGTACCGCAGACACTACACCAGATCTTTCGCCGGCTTCGGAATAAAGAATAATATAAAATGAAAATCACCAAGTCCCAACTTAAGCAGGTAATCAAAGAAGAGATAGTAGAAGCGCTCTCGTTTACAATGGGCGGCGACCCCATCGCGATGCCCACAAAACCTGATCCCGAACCCGAGCCTGAGCACGTCGAAGGCCCAGAACGCGCCAAAGAAATTATGATAGGAATTAGCGAACTTCTTAAGGCGGTTGGAGATTTAAATCAAGTTACCGAAGAAGAAGCCATAGCAGTATTGGGAGCAATAATAGAATATTCGATTGACGGCCTTAAGGGCGGGCGCCCTTCAGGAGAAACAACCATTAAAGAAGATTTTTCAGACTTATTATCTGATCTAGGTTCCGGATTGTTTGGTGGTGGCGAAGAGGGCGGCATCGAAGGTCTCGATTTAAGCACAATAGATTTAACACAATTAGGTGCCGGCATCGAAGATATTAGTGGAGACATACAAAGTGAGCTTGACGGCATTCCTGGGCCACTTAGACAGCTTGTCTTGAAGAAGATTTTAGATACTATAGAATTAGAAGAAGCTTCCGAGAAAACTCTTAAAAAAGTAGAGAAGAGCACCCGCAAAACTGCAAAAAAGAAATTTCCTAAAGATAAAGAACGCCAAGACGCTTATGTTTATGGAACAAAAAGAAAACTAGGATGGAAACCAAAAAAAGAGAGAGGTAAAAAATGATGGCAACTACAAAAGCATTCGTTGACACATGGCTAGCAAAACTAACATCTCGTAAATTGTTAGTATGGTCAACAGCAACGACATTAACATTCACAGGTCACGTGACCAGTGAGGATTGGGTGATTATTTCAGCAATTTACATCGGCGGTCAAACGATTATTGACGCCATTGCTAGGTTGCGAGGACATAATGCTTAAGAATCGCGTTTTAGAATTTATTTTAAAACATTGGAAAGTGATATCAATCGTACTTCTTGCACTCGTTGTAGTGCTTAAAACTCGATATGATTATCACCTGATGGAATCTGCATACACAACAAGAATAGAGTCCACAGAGGCCCAGATCCAAGGTTTGAAGGACATTCATGAACAAGAGATACACGAAAAGCAATTACTTATGGAGAGTTATCTTGAATCAATAGCCGCTATCGAAGAAGATTATGAAAGAACGCTAACGGAACTAGAAGAAGAACGAGAAAAGAAAACACGAGAATATACAAGAAAGTTCAGCGAAGATAAAGAAGGGCTAATTAAGGATATAGAAACTACATTTGGATTTGAGTATGTTCCTTAGTCTGCTATTGTTGTTTACGCTATCGGCAAATGCCGTAGCCCCAAGATTTACCATTCTTGGCGAAAGTCACTGTGTGCCCTTCGAAGGCGTCTTGTTTGACAAACAAGCAACTGCTGAGATTCTATCTGGGTGTGACATTGCCATGTATGCATGTGACATTAAAGTGCAATACGAACTAAATAAACTTCAAGAGCATCACAAACTAGAATTGGAAAGTTTAAAAATTGAGCACACGGCCCTAACAGCAGAATATAATTTATTTCTCACTCAAAAAGATAAAGAGATTCAGGCGCTTGTTAAGTCGTTGAAGAAAACATCCCCGCGCAACAAAACTTGGTGGTTCATTGGTGGCATTGTAGCTGGGTCTGCTGCTACATACGGGGCATATAGAGCGTTCGATGAAAGATAAAGATTTAAATCACATTGCTGCCATAGAAAAAGCAATTGCAGAAAAGTACGGCGCCGATACAGTTGCCAACCCAAAAGCCAATTGGGATGAGGCCAAGGAAAAAATATATCTGCAGCAAATGCGAGAATTTTATAAGAAAACTAAGAAAAATGAAGAGTGGCAAGATAAAATTGATGTTAATGGCATAAAGGTGTCAAAAAAACTACTTAATAGAGAATCTTTGAAATGTTGTCCTATCTGCGGATCTTTTCCAAAGAAATCAATGGATGATGTTTGCCTCGTTAAATTTGATTGTTGCAATAAATGTTATATTCAATATATTGAGGGTAGAGAGGAAAGATGGTTAAAAGGCTGGAGACCACAAATTAAAGGAGATATCAAATAATGGCAACTGTTTATGAAATCATACAAGGTTTATCACAGGCTGCAGCAAATGCATATGATGGCGCACTAACAGAAGATGGTGAAGCACTAAAAGCTGGCCTTCGAAGAGAAGAGGGCGATGCACTTCTCGACAAAAGAGTAATGGATGGTTTTAACGTTAAACTTGGTGGCAATATGATGTGTCTTAGTTATCAATCTGAAGTTATGCTTAAAGAGGTATATGCTTCTGGATTTGAAAGTGATATCGAACAGCGTCTTTCAGACATTAAAAGCTGGCTAGTAAAAGAATATAAGAAAATCACAGGAAACTCAATTTCCTTAACAGAAGAAGGTGAAATTGACGTGCGCGTTGAAAACTCTTCCCGTGTACGTTCTTGGGTGATAGCCAAGAAATTTTATAAAGTCGGCGGTCTGGCCCAAGAGATGCAACTCGACGCAGAATCCAAGGACACTGTGGAGGCCAGCTGGAAAACATTTCTTAATCAGGGCGGCTGGAAAGGCAAACGCCCGGAGAATGATACTCGTCCCAAGAACACGGGAGAGTAACCATAATGAAAATCACGCATGACGATCTTTATCGTATCATTCTGGAAGAGTATGTCAGAGAGCAAGGGCTTAATGAAGATAAAATTGATGATTTGCTAGCGTGGATCCAGGGCGGTGAAAAGCCAGAATGGGCCCACGGCGAGCGTCCCGTCCCAGAGGCGCCCGAAGTCCCAGAGGCGCCCGAAGTTTCAGGGCCGGATGTGACCCAAGTGCGTGATCGACCCCAGGTCGCCCCGGCCGACGTGACATTCCCTGCAGAGACACTTCCCAGAACCCAGATGAATCAAGATGAATTGGTGATGACAATTGGCGAATTAATCCATGGTCGAGAACCCGAGGATGTCTCCAAGATCTTCCAGCTGGCATTTGAGAAATTGCCAGGAGTTGAATTGTCATCTCCAGGCGACAAAGATTATCCCGGCGAAGAAACACTTTATGTTCCCGGCGCAGAGGGGCGCCCCAAGGTCACAGGACTACATCGAGGCATGCCCTTAGAAGAACTGATGTCACTTATTCGTGAGGCGTTAAAAGAGCAGAGGACTATCGAGACTAAGTAATGTATGGGCTTCCAACTAGACAAAAAACAAAGAGTCAAAGAGATATTAAAGTGCGGTAAAGATCCATCTTACTTTCTTAAGACGTACGCCCGTATATCACATCCGATGCACGGGTTGATTTTGTTTGATACATACGACTTTCAAGATGATCTTCTTAAGAAGTTTAACGATTATCGTTTCAACGTAATCTTAAAAGCACGACAGCTTGGAATCTCAACGATTACAGCAGGATACGTCGTCTGGATGATGCTATTTCACCGTGACAAAGCTATTCTTGTTATGGCAACCAAATTTGCAACCGCCGGGAATCTTGTTAAGAAGGTGAAAAGCATCATGCGCAATCTTCCCAATTGGTTAAAAATTGCAACAATTAGTGTCGATAACCGTACATCATTCGAACTTTCTAATGGCTCGTCTATAAAGGCAGCCTCTACCTCTGGCGATGCCGGCCGTTCTGAAGCACTATCTCTGCTTGTATTAGACGAGGCGGCTCACATCGAGAATCTTGAAGAACTCTGGACTGGCCTATATCCGACGTTATCAACCGGTGGACGTTGCATTGCATTATCAACTCCCAACGGTGTTGGGAATTGGTTCCACAAAATCTGTGTCGACTCAGAAGCCGGCTCAAACAACTTTCATTTAACAACATTAACTTGGGATGTCCACCCCGATAGAGACGAGACTTGGTACAGGAAAGAAACCAGAAATATGTCAAAGCGTCAAATCGCACAAGAACTAGAGTGTAGTTTTAATACATCTGGCGAAACAGTTATTGATTCAGATTGTATGGAATATTTATTGTCCACAGTTAAAGAGCCAAAATACCGCACCGGGTTCGACAGAAATTTTTGGATTTGGGAAGAATTTGATCCGTCTTGTAATTATTTGATAGTTGCGGATGTATCTAGAGGTGACGGCGCAGACTACTCAACATTTCATATTGTGAAGCTAGAAACATTAGAGTGCGTTGGAGAATATCAAGGAAAACCAACAATTGATATGTATGCCAATATGCTCAATCAAGTTGGTCGAGAGTTTGGAAATGCTATGTTGGTAGTCGAGAACAACAATATTGGATTTTCAGTTTTAGATAAGTTAATAGAACATCAATATCCGAACGTTTACCACTCCATTAAATCAACTCACGAATACATTGAACAACATCAAGCAGAATATAGGAACAGTGCCGTGCCAGGATTTACGACATCGATGAAGACTCGACCGCTCATCATCGCAAAATTAGAGGAGTTTATAAGAAATAAACTAATTAAAGTATATTCATCTCGTACGATTAACGAGATGAAGACTTTTATTTGGAGGAACGGTCGACCCCAAGCAATGAAAGGTTACAATGATGATTTAATTATGGCATTAGCAATCGCGTGCTGGGTAAGGGACACAGCAATACAAGGTAGTGCGAGAGATTTAAATTATCAAAAAGCCTTTCTTGCTGCCATTAAAACCTCTAAAACAACTATGAATACACAAATTAAAGGACAAGATGGCTACAAGAAAGATAATTTGTTTGATAAAATGTCTGAAGCAGAACAACTGTATAGTCAATATAAATGGATAATAAAGTGAGAAAGAAATGCCGTTAAAGAATAATAATACAAAAAACCCAGCCAACAAACAATCCGAACTATTCAAGCGATTAACCAGATTATTTTCAGGTCCGATCATTAATTATCGTTCTCAATCTGGACGTCGGATTAGAAGACAACATATAGATAAATTCTCCGCCAGATTTAAGTCTGCGTCAGGCCAGCAATTTAAGAAATCACTTTATAATCCATTAGACACAATTTCTGCAAATTCTCTTCAAAATCAGCGCCGTGTTGAGCGTTATGTTGATTTTGATCAGATGGAATATATGCCAGAGATTGCTTCAAGCATGGATATATATGCTGATGAGATGACTACCTATTCCGATCTTCGCCCAATGCTTAACATCCATTGTCCCAACGAGGAACTTAAAGCGGTTTTAATAAGTCTTTATGACAATATCTTAAGTCTACAATATAATTTATTTGGTTGGGCGCGCACTTTATGCAAGTATGGCGATTTCTTTTTATATTTAGATATCGATGAAAAGTTTGGCGTTCAGTCTGTTATCGCATTGCCCTCGGCTGAAATTGAGAGATTGGAAGGCCAAGATTCAACTAATCCAAACTATATTCAATATCAATGGAACTCTGCCGGCATGACTTTTGAAAACTGGCAAATCGCTCACTTTAGAATTCTTGGTAATGATAAGCATGCCCCATACGGAACGTCCATTCTTGATCCTGCACGTAGAATTTTTCGTCAACTAACACTAGTTGAGGATGCAATGATGGCCTATCGTGTAATTCGTTCGTCAGAACGTAGGCTCTTTAAGATCGACGTCGGCGGTATTCCGCCTAATGAAGTTGAACAATACATGGAAAAAATTGTCACACAATTAAAAAGACATTCAGTTGTTGACAATAAATCAGGTAGGGTAGATTTACGATATAATCCTATGTCAATTGAAGAAGACTACTTTATTCCTGTACGTCCTGGATCTGCCACCGAGATTACTAATCTTCAAGGCGGCGCCAACACGACTGCAATTGATGATGTAAAGTATCTGCGCGATAAATTATTTTCAGCATTAAAAATTCCTCAAGCCTACCTTGCCATGGGAGAAGGGGCAGCCGAAGATAAGACAACCTTGGCGCAAAAAGATATTCGCTTTTCGCGCACCATTCAGAGATTACAAAGAGTTATTATTCATGAATTAGAAAAGATTGGAATTATTCATCTTTATACTCTTGGCTTCAGAGGTGATGATCTTATTAGTTTCAGGGTATCTCTCAATAATCCGTCTAAAATATCAGAACTTCAAGAAATCGAGCATTGGAAGCAAAAATTTGACATCGCTGCAGCAGCCACGGAAGGCTACTTTTCTCGGCGCTGGGTTTCGGAACATGTTTTTGGCATATCTCATGAAGAGTTTATTCGCAATCAACGCGAAATGTATTATGATCGCAAGCATGATGCCGCTCTTCAAGCGGTAGCCGAAGCCGCAGCTGCCGGCGAAACTGCCGGCGCCTTCGGTGGCGGTGACCTTGGCAGCGACCTTGGTGGTGACCTTGGTCCCGAAGAGCCATTGGGCGGCCCAGAAGAGATGCCGGCCGGTGAAGCCGGCGAAGCCGGCGCAGGTGAAAAAGAGCCGCCAGTCGGATTGTTGGCCACCCCTCCAGGTTCTCGATCGTCGCCCTCTACTGATCGTTCAAAAGGGAAGAGAAGAAGGAAAGGAAGTGATGGCAGAGAAGACGCTGGTTTTCTTAAAAATCAACTAGCTAAAGTAAACATAGAAAAGCGCGGAAGCTCGCGCCGATCACGAGATATCGGCGGTGAAATCGCGAAGATATCTAGTATGGCTCCTCTGACCTCTATAGCTAAAGGTATTTATGAGAATGATCAATCTATTTATAGTTTAGAGGAAACTATGGAAGAAGATAAACTTTTTCAAATTAACGAATCAATTCGAAATTTACTTATCGGAATGGAGAATAGAGATAAATCACTAATGGAGCAAAAAGATGAAGATTAGACACAACAAGAAACGCAATACGGCATTTGTTTATGAAGCTTTGATTAGAGAAGGCACGTCTGCAATTTTGCAAAAAGACGAAACTCGTAAAAAAACCGTCGTTAAATTAATCAAAAAGCACTTTCCACTTAACAGCGTTCTTCGTAAAGATCTAGAATGCCATCGCTCTCTATATAGAAATCAAGGCATTAACAAAGAAAATTGTGTGAGAATCGTTCACGAAACTTATCGTCAAAAAAAATTAATTGATGCGGATTTTCTTTTTACAGCCCAAACAGACCTTATTCGTGATATTAATAAGGAGTTGAACCCATCAGTCTTCAACAATTTTGTTCCAAACTATAAATCACTAGCAACGATATCTCAATTATTCTCACAGTCCACAACTCCCAGAAATCATGTTCTCTTGGAAAACGTAGTCATAGAAAATATGAGTCTATGTTATAGTGCCCCCAGCGCAGAGCCTGTCGACAATTTAGTAATTGAAGCATTTGTCAAGAAGCTTAATGAAAAATATGATAACGAACTTTTGGACGAGCAACGCCAGTTATTAAATTATTATATTACATCTTTTACAGATAACGCCCTTGAACTTAAAATGTTTATTAATGAAGAAGTCACGCGCCTCAAAGAAAAATTAACAGAATCCAGAAATATTGATTTTATTGCTGCAGATAAAGATATGCTGAACAAGACTAATCAAATTTTAGAAAAATTAGGACACTTCAAGAACGAAGGTATAAACGATGATGTGCTTATGACCATTCTCAAAACACAATCATTGATTAAGGAAATATTTAACGATGTCGATCATAATTAAAATTGGCAAAAAGGCCAATGAAAAAAAGGTTAGACTTGAACTTAATGCACGTCAATCCTTAAATGGTGATGTGATGATTTTTGATCATGGCGATATTGACATTGTGCTATCACCCTCTAAAAAGAAAGTCATAGTATTCCCAAAAGAAACTATGAACGATTTGGTATATGGCGCACAAAATCGATTAATGACGCTTCTCAGAAAAAAGGGAATTTTAATTCCTGAATCGATTCAAGCCGGTTCGTTTTATGGTTCTTTAGAGGGCACCATCGAGTCGTCAGTTAATCCAGATATTAGCGGCCCCAAGCTGGCATTGATAAATATATCAAACTTTATCGACGAAGAGCGCCCATACTTCGAAAACACCGAGGCTATCATTTCAATGGATGATGATATGATGATTCATCCAGATAAGACCGACTCAACAGAATTGGGTGAAGTTCCGCAGGCCACCGAGAAGGGATCCATAAATCATCGATACATAAGAGATCCATATTCAATGAATTATTTATACACATTTTAGAGGCTCAATGGAATTACTATACTTTATATTGGCGGCCTATGGTCTTACCCAAATGCTTGTTTATGGCAAAATTTTTAATAGGGTGAGACCGTCCAAAGGCATACTCGGAGAGTTAGTTTCTTGTCCAATGTGCATGGGATTTCATGTAGGGTGGTTTTTAATGTTACTTTCTCCGTTTACAGAACTATTTAATTTTGACATCTCTGTTGTAAACTTCTTTGTTTTAGGATGGTTATCATCAGGAACGTCAT